CTATTTATACTCTATTTATACACATTACATCAGAATATGCTTATGGAAACGGCATATGATAAGAACGTAAGGATAACCAAATTCTTTCTCAACCGTTCCTCCGCAGGTGTTATTGAGTTACGGATGTGAGTTATACTTAGTGCGCCTGGAAATACTGTTTTCCTCATCTTGATGGTCTCGTAAGTGCAACAATATTATAACCCTTATCAATTCTCAAATACCGCATCTGTGTTTGTTTAGCACTATCTACCCATGAAGTTGATGTTGTATCAAGTTGTGTGTTGAAATTGATATATGTTGTGGGCAAGTCAACGGGGGTTGGTGCTTCTTTTAAATACTGTGCTTTATTCACATCGGGTGTCCACCATGACGTTTTGTTTTGACAAAACTTACTGGGTTGTAATCCAGCTTTCTTTGTGTTGCTATCCTCAAGGAAATGGAATGTGGAACAATCTTTATCTGTTACTGCACTAGCAATATGGTCAGTTGAAGTCTTTTGTGTTGTTATGAGACTTGCAACGTCAACGGTTGTCTTTGTTTGCATAATCAATTCGGCTGTCCATGATGATATTAAACCACCAGCTACCTTAGTTAAAACTCCAGAACAACCAGACAACAGAAACATACCTATAAACGTAAGCATATACAAGCTAACTAGGAACTTTCCTCTATCATTTAGTGGTGTCATTGTTTGTACTCCTTTGGAACTTTACCATAACCAACTACTCTGTCCCATTGGCGTTGTGTGTATTTATTAGTAATGTGATTTGCCTCTCTCATTCGTTGTACGAGTCTCACCGACCTACCACCAACTTGGTGATACCATCTGCTATCCTTCATCTCATCTGCTGCTGTTTCCCAATCACGGGATTTGACGGCCGCAATCATGTTCTTGAATTTACCAAATCTTGTTTGGCCAAGATTAAACGCCATGTTAAGTAGGACGTGTTGCACATCCTCTGGATACGTATAAAAATCTGAAAATGTCTTATGACAAGTTACGGTCGCTTCGTCAAGGTCTTTCAGGAAAAGCACATCGCACAATTCTTCTGATATAGTTTCGCCCACATGATAGAGGAAATTGTCCTTCGGTTCTATCAAATGACCTATACCGACGGTGGGATAACCTTCTGAATCTAGATAAACGTCAAGCCTAATGCCCTCATCATCAATTAGTTCAGTTTTCAACTGTTCTAAGTTCATAATATACTCCTTTTGTTAGAGGGTGAGGGGAACCCCGCAGCTGCCTCTCGGCAGCCGAGAGATTGGGGCTCCCCTCTGGACTCGCAGCAAAACCCCTTATTATGGACTGCGAGTCATGTTAGTTAGTCCTTCCCTTTAATGTCAACCTTGGTAGGTTTCTTTGATTCGGGAATAACATTCTCTAAAAACACCTTCAATAGTCCATTGACCATTTCGGCGTGCTTCACCTCAACATGGTCTGCTAAAGTATATGCCCGGGTAAATTCACGGTTTGAGATCCCTTTGTACAGGAACCCAAGACCCTTCTCCTCATCAGTTTCATCAACAGATTCGGACTTACCAGTAATCCGTAACGTATCACCCTCAACATTCACTTCGACTTCACTCTTACTGAAACCAGCAATTGCTAGTTCAATAACATATGTGTCATCTCCAGTTTTCTTTATGTTGTATGGGGGATAGCCCGGGATGTATTTACCAAGTTGGTTGTGGGCTGATTCCAGTTGTTCGACAACTTTGTCGAAGCCTACTGTCCACAATCCCATGTCTTTTGTATTAAAGTTTCCCAAACTCGGCCAATCTCTAAAGTTCATTAGATTATTCATTTTTATTGCCTCCTTATAAAGCAAGGTTAATATTCGTAGGAACCCACGCAGGCATTCCTACAACTGTATTATATTTATAACACACTTTACAGTAAATGGCAAGTAAATTAAACAACTGGTGACCCGTAACCCCAACCGTAAGGGACGGGACCTGAAAATGCGACCACATCACCCTCATCCACAGTGAAACCTAGTCGGGGACCACCGTTTATATGGGGGGTGATGTCTCGTCCGTTGACCAGCACCAGAAAAACTTCACTGGATGGAATGCCACAACGGTTCAGGATGTCACCTATACTGGTCCCTGCTTCCACTTCCATGGATCCATGACCATCATATGAGGATAGACTGTTGAATAGACGTACTTCTATAGTGAGAACGCAGTCACCAGAGTTGTGACCGATATTATACTCCGGTTGAGCCAAAACCATCGGAACCTCTTGTGGTATCATCAAGTTCTTCTTTCAAGTCCCATTCGATTTGGGGCACCATCTGTGGCACCATTTGTGCAATTCGGTCACCCGGATTGACACGGAAACCTTCCATTTTGCTGTGATTTATGAGGATAACCTTGATTTCACCACGATAATCACTATCAATTGTTCCGGGTGTGTTCAGAACTGTAATATGGTGTCTTGCTGCGAGTCCAGAACGGGGTCGGATTTGTAACTCAAACCCTATGGGGAGTGATACGGAAATACCACACGGAATGATTGCCATGTTGTCTTGTAGGTTAAATTTGCTTCTGGGGATGATAATAGGCCAATCAATCGCAGCATACAGGTCCATGCCGACGGAGTGTTCTGTCTCATACGAGGGCAGTTTCACAAAGTTGGATAGCGCCTTCACACCTACCGTGACAGGTGGCTTTCTCGTTTTATATACAATACCTATTTTCTTTTTCCTATATTATACTTCGCTGAAAGAGTCCATTCCTCTTTCTCACTGAATGGTAGAATTTTTATCTGGTTCAAAGATGCCATTGGTTCGTCTTCTATCCACGGGTTCACTAATTTTACCAAGTCCCATTCGTCTAATAGGTTTGCTATGGAGTTTCTCCTAGCAATATCATTTGATGATATGTTGGTTGGTTTTCCGTCAAGGGCAAATAGTTCTTTGAAATGAACTATCGCATACTCTCCCTGTTTATGTAGAATGTGGCAAGACTGGTATAAGGTTTTCGTTTTCTTGGAAGCAACACCCATTCTTGTTAGGGTTTCTCGCACTTTCAAAAAGTCTTGTTCGTTTTCTAATGTCACTTCCACTCCCACACCTAGTTCATCAAAAACTCCCATTTAGTTGTCTCCTCTTGTGTTCTTATTGTCTGCCACCTTTGTCATTTTTATACGCAATAACTTCCAGTTCCGCATCAGTCAATATACTCAAGGCTTCCAAAGTTTTCTTATTGTTATATCCATAATACTCTTGAACTATCTTAAAGTTTTTCTGAGTGTCCTTTTTAGCCCATTCGGTAAACCTACTTTTAGGTCTAATAGTATTTAGGTAAAAATCATTCTTTAGTTTAGCAGGAATATCATAGTATTGGTTCATTTGGTTAGCAAACCAGATGGTGTCATGGAAATAGGAGAACGTTCTATGGATAAGAAAAGAGTGTGATTCAAATCCTTTTTCCATCAGGTCGGGGTCATCCGAATCACGGATGATGTCCTGACCTCTGTTAATTGCTTTCACATAATCAAACGGATTCATCTAATTCATCTAACCTTTGCCTGTTTTTTTCTTTTTCTTCTTTGATTTTCACATCCAGGAGGGTGCACCTCCTTATCGTGTGGGCAAGTTGGCCAATATAACGGGGCTGAGGTGTGGGGTATACCTCAAGTTCAACAGAGCCCGGAGTTTTTGGCGCAACATGTGTTAATATTTTTCTTGGCCTTTCACCGTAGCCTGCCTTTGTATATATACCTGCGGGTGTGTTAGCCATAAAAGCACAAGGTGGGCGTTTATCCCTAACATCCTGCTTTCCATCTAAAGTGTCAATAATATGAGCTTTTTTGGTATTGGTATACGCATATGTAGAAGGCATTTGTATCATAAACTCGTTTAAACGTTGCATTGCTATCTTTTTTGCTTCATCATCACCTATCACAAATTGCTCGACAGTATTTCCATTTGGATTCCAACCTTGATCTCTACAAAATGCTAGCGTCGCATTTTCTGCCTTTGTTAATCGATTCTTAGGAACTGGTCTGAAATATTGGAACACAATACTACCAATAGTACCTCTATAGTCCTTTTCTCGTGCTGCCTTATTTGTGCATTTTCCTACCTTGAGAATCCACCAGTCCCATATGGGACATTTCACAAAAAAAGCATAGATACCACTCGCATCCGACGCCGGCAACTTGGATCTATCAACGGGCTTATCTAATATGGCCCTAATGGCGTTATTGTGATTCTCATAGAGGTATAAACCTCTGGTTCCAAACCGTTTAATTATGCCACCAGAGATCAATTCATTCAAGCTTTCATAATAGCTGTGAGAAGCGTATCCATAACGCTTCATGCGACGAGCCACTATTTTCTGAGATACAGGGTTATTATAATCTGATACTACCGCTTCTACAATTTTGGTTTTCATACTCTGTTTTTTCATCTAATTAAACTCCACGTTCATCATAATTTCTGTGAGCATCGCAACGGTGTTGATTTCGGTGTCGGATGCGAAGGCGTTCTTGTACTGGTATTCTGCCAGTGTGATGACCAACTGAGGCACACTCTCTGGTTTGGTGTAGTCATAGCAGGTGTCGTACAGTCTCCTACACAAACTTTCAAAGTCGTTATCTAGATTTGCTCCAACCCACTTTCTCATATTGGTGAACTCCTTTTCTTTCAGTGTCGTCACCAAGTCCATAAAGGTCTTGTCAGAAACCTGAACCAGAACACCAGCATCAATCTGACCACATGCCGCATACCTTTGGAGTTCGTTGATGAGTCTACGCCAGTCTGGCATATACTTCATAATCATCTCTGCAATGACCTTCTGGTCATATTGGACACCTTCTGCGTTCAGAATGTACTCAATACGTTTCAGGAACTGTGATGCTAAGAGGGGTTTTTCCTGATTGCCAATTTTGAAATTGACAATGGAACACCTGCCATGCAGGGGTTTGATAATTCTGTTGATATAATTACATGTTAGGATGAACCCACAACTCTTGGAGAACTCCTCCATGAAGTTCCTGAGAGCGGGTTGTGTAGATATTGCGTTAAGATAGTCTGCCTCATCTAGGATTACATATTTCTTACCATCGTTGACAAGGGACATAGCTGACGCATAGTTCTGGATTTTGTTTCTTAGGGTGTCAATGTTACCTTCCATGGAACCATTGATTACGATGTAGTCTGACCCCAACTGGTTGACCAAAGCCTTAGCAACAGTAGTTTTACCCACACCCGGACCCCCATGTAACAGGAGATTTGGAAGATTACCCTGTTTCAATAGGTCCGAGAAGTTGGATTTCAAACCATTAGGTAGAATACAATCATCAATTGTGGTGGGCCGATACTTCTCAACCCACAGGTATTCTTTAGTCATTGGATTCAACAACGACATAATATTTCATGGTGTCGTTTTCAAATACCGTCATACGTGTAGATAGAGTTACCTGATACGTGGCAGAAAGCAATTTGAAATACTCTATCTTCATTACGTTTCTGAATTTGGGTATCGCCTTAAGGTCTGTTAAGACCACCTTTTTATAGGTATGCGATAAGCTATCATTCACATCTGTAGCTTGCATCATTACGTTTGTACCATCACATGTAAACACGATATTGGGTCTCTGCATCACCCTAGCAGCTTTCAAGACCTCATCTAAGACATCAGCTTTGAGTTCAAATGTCAAAAGTTCATCTTCCATATCTAGCGTTTTCTTCTTGGGTGAACTGACTGTCTGTGGGTCTGCGAAACGGTATATGCTCTGTGAGGTTTTACCGTTAATCATCAGGTAATTGTCTGCGAATTTGAATGTCGGTTTGTCAAACAAATCCAAAACTCCAAGAAAGAGGTTTAGGTCGTAGATAGCAAATTCTTTTGGAAACGGTGTCTCCAACTTCGCAACAGCCAGGACGGTGTGACTCGGTGACATTGTTGCCAACTCATCCGTAGTGTCAAAGACCAGCCCTTGATTGATCGTTGCAAAGTTCTTGAGGATATCTATTGTCTTATCTGAAATATTCATTATATACTGTCACTCCATTATTTCATTATATTAGGTATTATACACCTATTTTGAGGCAATGTCAAGATTTTTCTTGTCGGTAAAATACAGGAGTAAGATAGCATAGTGAGCCAACTTGAGAAGGTCATCTTTATTGCGTCC